ACAAGCCTCATTACAGGTGGTTGCAACTGCTAAACGCTACGGCTACACTCTGAATATCCCCTTCCCGGAGCCATCCGGGTTTTTTATTTCGAGGCCAACATGATTTCATCGCGTGACCTCAACGACCTGCATCCCGCCGTCAAGCGCCGCGCACTGGCCATGATTTCCGCCTGCGATGCTGACGGAATCACCTTGCTAATCACTAGCACCTACCGCGACAGTGCCAGTCAGGACAAGCTCTACGCACAGGGCCGTGGCGGAGCTGTCGGCCCTGTCGTGACCAACGCCAAGGGCGGGCAGAGCTGGCATAACTGGCGTCTGGCGTTTGATATTGTCCCGATTGTTCACGGCAAGCCCTGCTGGAGCACGACCGGCGACGCTGGCCGACTCTGGCGCAAAATTGGCGACATCGGGAAATCTTGCGGGCTGGAATGGGCGGGCGACTGGAAACGGTTCCCGGAGTTCCCGCATTTTCAATACACCGGCGGCCTGACCCTGGCCGACCTGCAATCCGGAAAGACACTCCGAGGTGACGCATGAGCGCATCCACAACCCGCATCAAGAGCAAGCTGAAGCGGCAATCCACATGGTCGGGTATCGGTCTGGTGGCGCTGGCACTGACGCCGGTGTTTCCAGCCTACGCCGCCTACCTGTCAGCCCTTGCCGGGGTGTCTGCCGGGCTGAAGCTGATTCTTGCCGAAGACAACACCAAGGACACAGGCAATGCTGGACAGAACTGAGCATGTACATCATGCCCAACACGTAGCGGAGGTGGGCGCGGTGACGGCAAAAATAACACCGCCAGTGGTTGTATCCGGAATGGTGATCGCTGGCTACACGTTGCAAGACTGGTTGATTGTGCTCACCATCATTTACACGGTCATCCAGATTGTGCTGCTGCTGCCGAAATTGTGGCAGATGTGGGGGAGCCGGTAATGACAACAGGTAGACCGCTGGGGAGACCGCGCACGACCACAGCAGACCTGCCGGATGACTGGGAAAACATCATGCGCGAAGCTGCACAAGAGGGCGCAAGTGATGTCGAAGTGCGTTGTCTGCTTGGTATCGGCGAGTCTGGATGGTACACGCTGATTGAAGATGACGAGCAGTTTTGCCGAACCGTAAAAGAATGCAAGGCTCTTTGCCAGGTCTGGTGGGAGCGTACCGGGCGTAAAATGACCATGGGGGCGGACGGAAACGCCACTGTCTGGATTTTCAACATGAAGAACCGGTTCGGCTGGAAGGACAAAACCGAGACCGAGCACACCGGCACTGTGCAAGTGACCCAGATCACCCGACGCATCATCAAGCCGGCCCCTGATGGAACTGGTAATTGAAACGCCCGCATGGGCTGAACCGCTGCTATACCCTTCCCGGTACAAGGGCGCAAAAGGCGGACGTGGCTCCGGCAAATCGCATCTGTTCGCCGAAATGCTCATCGAGGAGCACGCGGCAAACCCGCATCAACGATCCGTCTGTATCCGCGAAATACAGAAGTCGCTGCAATTTTCCGCCCGCGAGCTGCTGAAGCAAAAAATCACAGCAATGGGCGTTTCGCATCTGTTCGAAGTCACGCTCACCGAGATTCGCTCACGCAACGGCAACGGCATCATCATCTTCCAGGGGATGCAGGACCACACAGCCGACAGCATCAAGTCGCTGGAAGGATTTGACCGGGCATGGGTGGAAGAAGCACAAAACCTGTCTGCCCGCTCCCTGGAGTTGCTGCGCCCCACCATCCGAAACGAAGGCTCCGAAATCTGGTTTAGTTGGAATCCCGACCAGCCGGACGACCCTGTTGATAAGTTCTTTGCTGACCGGCCAAAGACAGGCCCGGAAGCGTCCGATTTTATCCTCGTGCATGTCAACAGCACGGACAATCCGTTCCTGCCTGAGACGCTGCGCAAAGAGCGCGAGTACGACCGGAAATACAACTCCGATTCGTTCGCGCATGTTTGGGAAGGCGGGTACAACACGAAATCCGAGAGCCAGATATTCAAGGGCAAATGGCGCGTCGATGAGTTCGATCCGGCGCAAGACTGGCAAGGGCCGTATCACGGCCTCGACTTCGGCTTTGCCAACGACCCGAGCGCAGCCGTCAAATGCTGGATACACGACAATCGGCTGTGGATTGAGCGAGAGGCCGGACGAGTCGGGCTGGAACTGGACGACACGGCGGGCTATCTGGAGCAGCGTATTCCCGGCATCTGTTCGCATGTCGTCCGCGCAGACTCTGCCCGACCTGAGTCCATCAGCTACCTAAAGCGGCCCGACCCCAACAAGCAGCGCCCGCACATGCCTCGCATCGAGCCGGTGAAGAAATGGGCGGGGAGCGTCGAGGATGGAATTTCCTTCATCCAGTCCTTCCGTGAGGTCGTCATTCATACGCGGTGCGCGGAAATGCAGAAGGAGGCGCGGCTGTACAGTTTCAAGACAGACAAACGGACGGGTGATATACTGCCCGACATTGAAGACGCCAATAACCATTATTGGGATGCCGTGCGCTATAGCCTCGGCGGCATGATTAAGAGTGGCGATACCCCCGGAATGCCAAAAATGCGGATGAATTTCTGATGACCGATAACGTATCTTTTGAGCGCGCCGACTATCGCGAGGCTCTGTCGTCTTGGGAATTGGCGCGTGATTTTATCGATGGCCAAGCCGCAGTCAAAGCAAAAGGCGTCCTGTACCTGCCAGACCCGAACATGCTCGGCGACGACAGCAACGGCGCAATCTATGCTCGCTACCTGCAACGCGCCTGCCTTTTTCCGGTCGTTGGCCAGACCTGCAAATCCATGATTGGTGCGGCGTTCGGCAAATGGCCGGAGCTATCAGCGCCAGCCAACCTGGAATACGTGGACACCGACATTGACGGCAGCGGCATCAGCATCTATCAGCAATCGCAATCCGTCACCGCTGATGTATTGCGCGCTGGCCGGGCTGCGCTATTTGTCGATTTCCCTGAATCCTCCGGCGCACTGTCGGTTGCTGACATGCAAACCGGCGCTATCCGCCCGAACGTCATCGCCTATCCGCCCGAGGCTGTCATTAACTGGCGCACGGAGAAAGTCGGGGCCATCAACCGGCTGTCACTTGTCGTCATCCGTGAGACAGCGATACAGGCTGGCGATTTCTCGCTGACGGAAGTTGACCAGTGGCGCGAACTGCGGCTGATGGATGGCGTCTATGTCGTCCGGCTGTGGCAGCGCGACACGAACCGGCCTGATGAACTGATTCTCGTCGGCGAGTCCATGCCGACCATGGCGAACGGCCTGCCGTGGTCAGAGATTCCGTTCTGCTTCATCGGCTCGGAAAACAACGACCCGAGCATCGACAACGCTCCGCTCATGGACATTGCCAGCCTCAACGCCAAGCATTACCAACTTGCCGCCGACTGGTACAACGCGCTCTTTTACGCTGGACAGCCTCAGCCGACAATCACCGGACTATCTGAATCCTGGCGCGACTGGCTGGCCGAGAACAACGTGGCCATGGGTAGCCGCGCCATGCTGCCGCTGCCTGTGGGCGGTGACTTTAAATACGCCATCGCCCCGGCCGACCAGGCTATCCCCGCCGAACTGACCGCACTTGAAAACCGCATGATTGCGCTCGGCGCTCGACTGATGCAGCCCGGCGGAGTCGCAAAAACTGCAGAGCAAGCCCGTGCTGAAGTCGCCGCAAACCATTCCGTCCTGTCTCTCGTCTGCGAAAATGTCAGTGAGGCATACGAACAGGCGCTGCGTTACGCGCAGATGTACATGGGCGGCGCTGGCAATGTGGAATACAACATCGAGATGGACAAAGAGCAACTGAGCGTAGATGCACAACTGCTGACCGCGCTCCTGTCCGCAAACCAACTCGGCAAACTGCCAGACTCCGAGCTTTACCGGCTGATGCGGAAACTCCAGCTCGTCAGCGCCGACAAAACCGACGAGGAATTGCGCGAAGAATCCGACAGCACAGTGCCGCGAATGGACAACATGAATGGCTGAGTTGGCCGGAAAGACCGCGCCCGAGCAGATCACGCTGGCCACACGTCAGCAGGTCATGCTTGACCGCCTGAAGTCCGCAGAAGTCGCGAAGTTCAAGCCTTTTTTGCAACAGGCTGAACGTGATTTGCAGATGCGGCTGATTGCCGCCGATATTGAGACATACGACGCTAAGCGCAT